AAGTCAGTTCAGTCAGCGCAGATTGACGAATTGATGCAACCCCCAGCCCCACCGCCAATAGATACGTCACAGCCTATTATTCCATACATTGAGCGGTGTACCAGGGAAGTTCGCCAAATGAACACACTGGCGCAAATGGAAGCATACAAACAAGAGCATGAAGAAACATGGCAAGCCTATCGAGCAATAAGTGAAAGCAATAGGAAAATTATCGGTAATTTTTTTACTATATGGCAGCAACAAAAACAAGCAAATGAGGAAAAATAATGTCAAGAAAACCACACTTAAATTTTGTCAATTCAAAGAATGAAGCTAATGATATGGGTCAAATCCTTACTGGATCAGCCTGGATAAATTGTATGGACAAAACGGACCCTAGTGCTGAAGAAAAAATCAATCAAGTGTTTGAACTTATGGTAAAGAATAAAACGTATTTGTCAGTCCAGGTGCGTAGCAAGAAAGATCGGGATGGACGTGTTTCTGATGAATATCGAGATTGGCAGATGCAAGCATCCGTTGCTGTTTTCCCAAATACAAAAAGAGATGAACCGCCTGTTCAGCAAACACAAGCGCAACCACAACAAGCTCCCATAGGTATGGATGATGACCCGCTCCCTTTCTAAAAAACAATTACTAACACCGCGTGACGTTCAGGAAATTCTTTTTGGCAGTAGTGAGCAATCTTTCTATGAAAAAACACTCAGAATTATCAAGCAAGACATGGATCACCTCAAAGTCGGGCAACAATACTTCGTCAAAAGAAAAACACTTGACGCATGGCTTGGATTTTTGGATGGGGATTTACCCAGGGAAAATAATGTTACTCCCATCATGTCTCATAGGGGAACCAGTAGAAGTAAGGGTAACAGCTGAACAGCTTGAACATATAGCGTTCACGGCTCTTAAATCAGCCATAGAGATGAGGAATACCAATGTCAAACGTGTCAAACGTGTCAAATAGCAGCTATTTAGTGCTAAAAACGTGTATTTAGCTGTAAAAACCGTGCGTTTACTACGTTTACACCGTTACTGGACATGTAGGACATGTAGGACATGCAGTTAACCGCATTAACTGCATTAACTTAGAGGAGAAATAATAAAGTGAAAAAAGAAAATCAGATAGGCATTAGCGTCAAGCAGTTCTCCGAAATGTTAGGCATCAGTCTACCTCATGCTTACCGTATGGTAGAAAAGGGAGAAGTACCTACTATGAAATTAGGAAGCAGGTACATCATTTCTAAAAAATATATAGACGATCATTTGCATGGTTTTAATGAAGATGAGATGACGAAATACATTCTTAACGATAATGTAAAAGTGACCCCTCATGGAACGCATATTAACATTACAATTAATAAGGATAAATATATTGTTGAAGTTAATGATCCTGTACTACTCGTGAGACTAGCTTCACTCGCTCTTCAAGGGGTACTTGAAAGAAGGACTACTAAAATAGTGGAAAGCAAGTATGTTAATCCACCACCTGAAAAATTAGCTGGAAAAGATTATTGGCATCAACAATACATAAAAATGAGCGAAAAAGATAAGATAAGATTAGGTTATAAACAAAAAAAAGCCCCCAATAATGGGGGCAGTTGAGGGGATGGGGGTTATTACCCGTTGTAGAACCCATCATCAGTACCTGTCATTTTGACGGGGTGCTTCATAGAGAACAATCGGTCAAAGCTTGATCTATCTTCTTCCACTTGTTCTTCAGTTTCAAACCAATGCCGGTACACTTTCCTCGTAACCCCTTCGTCAGCATGACCCATCCAATAGGTGATCTTACCTATATTATCAGAGTAATTTAGGAAGAGCATGGAAGCATAATAATGCCGAAACAAATGCCAGTTAATGGGCTTAACATTGGCCTTTTTAATGCTAGCTCTAAGGGCTTCACCAAACCGTGTATCCGAAATAAAACGCCTGTTTTTAGAAGACCACACAAAATCTTCTGGACCTGTGTGTTCGCATTGCAGTTTGTATTCTTTTAAAAGAGAAGCAGTTTCGGCTGGGATAGGGATAATTCTTTTATCGTCTTTTGAATTTACTTTTCTTAGATCCCCGCCTTTGGTTCCTATCTTAACATGAATGTCGGTATACTCAAGTTTCTCACCGGTCTTTTCATCTATCGTTATGACCTTCTCAGAAACAACCCTTTGATTAATACGCATCTTAGGATTGTCATCTAAGATAAGATTACCCCATGTTAATGCCCGTTGTTCACCTTGTCTAATACCAGTGAATGCAGCCGTACTCATTGCTGAACGCCAAAAAAGGTTATGTGCATTGTTAATTATTTTAACAATCTCTTCTGGGTAAATATCTTCTGGGGATATGGTTTCTTTTGGAGCTACAGTACCAGCAACCGCTATGCACTTTTCTCGTAAAGGATTGTTCAACCTACACCTATAGCCAACCGCCTCATCAAACATAAGGCAAATGCTGTTGTGCTTGTTCTGTGCTGTTTTAGTCGTTGAACCTTTTGCTAATACAGGGATGATGTATTCCTTGTACATGATTGTATCGACTTCACGCACCAGGATATTTTTAAATTTCGTAGACCCAATCTTAATGTCTAAAATAAATTCAATGTCACGAAACTTATTTTTAATATTTTTATTTTTGCCTAGAGCTATGAATACAGCGTCTTCCAAACAATCTTTTTGAAAACGTCTATTCAAATCTCCAACCGTCCAATGGATGGCATTGTCTAGTTTTGATCCAGCAGCAAATTTAAGTTTCTCAATAAAGTTGATAGCTTCTTCATTGCTGTCAAATTGTCTTCTGCTTCCACCAGTACCTAAAGGTCTTGTGTCTACGATCCATTTACCGGTAAGTTTCTTACCCTTTTTCTGGGGAATTGGTTTTATCTTTAAAATGTCCATTGTGTACTCCTACGCATATGTTGTGACCTATTAAGTCAAATATATGTGCGTGGTACGCATATGTCAAGACCCTACCGCCAGGGGCATTTCCGTTGACATTGACGAGAAACCGGTCGTAGGGTTCGTTAACATTTGTCATATGCTCCGTTGACATAAAAAACAAACTGGCGGTAGGTTCCTACGATTTTCTCAAATTAAAATGTCAACAAAATGTCAATATCGGGAATTACACCCTTATTTATATGGCTCCGGCGGTAGGGATCGAACCTGTGACCACCCACATGTGTCGGAGATTAACCCAGTATACATTGGGCTGTCAACGATTGAGAAACCTTCATTTCAAATGGATAGGACTGGTTCATGTCAACGAAATGTCAACGTCAATATTTGGAAGCGGTCGTAGGTTCTTGAAGAACTGGCGGTAGGTTCCGTTGACATTAGAAAAGATCCGGTCGTAGGTTCCTAGAAAAATCGCCATGTCATCATGCTTATAACCCACACTATACAAAACCCCATACGGCTCTGTACGCCTAATTTAAAGGGCATAGAGGGGATTATAGAGAACACTCAAAATGTGGGCCATCTATAAACGGCCTACGGCCTTGCGATCTTCGCAAGTCAATGTACTCGTTCATCAAATCCTCACAGGTGCCATCATGGTCTGTAAGGTTTTTGTGCCAAGCTGCACCCCACTTAATAGACAAACCAATAGCTTTTGCCGATGCTTTCATTGCATCTGCAATATCATCATACACGCCAATTTCCCAAACAACTTCGCCATCAATATAAGCTACAAGGTCTACAGCATTTCCATCTATATGTTTCGATTTAAGGGTCTGTGATCTTTTTTGAGCCAAAAGCTGTTTTTGGCGTTCAAGACTTCTTAGACCTTCCGTGACTCCAAAGTCTACTTTTGTATGAACCCCAATAGCATCATGGACGCACCGGACCAACATTGGATTTACACCCTCTAATCTAGTCAGTGATCTTTGTGATAATTTAAACGCCATTTATCTTTTACCTCCAAAAAATTTAGTTGCCGATCTAATCCCAAATGATGCAGCTATTACCACACCAAAACTATAAGTGTACCAAGCCGGGGCCATGTCCAAAGCTTGAAATCCTCTAAAAGCCATCTCTCTTGTTGTGTCATTAATGAAGCAAAGCAAAAATGGAATTGATAACAAAAGTGTAATCCATTCATCCTTCCAGCTAGACTGTGTAGCTTTGATAGCTTCTAAATCCCAATCAATCTCACCAGTTAATTGCTTTTTCTGTATCTCGGCTTTGACCTTTTGTACTTGCACCTTGCTTTCCATGTAACCAGAGGCAAGAGAGCTTACTGACTTAATGAGTGTTAGTATCATTTTTCTTTTCTCCATTCATCCAGATCCCAAAACATCCTGTCAAAGCACCCATACAAACAGAAACTAAACCACTTTGCTGAATTGTAGGATTGTCTAATGCCATGTACCAATGAACGCTTTGATAGGTAAGTATTGTTACAACAAGCATCATTAGCCTGGGGAATATCTTGTAATTATCAATAAAAGTTTGTGCCATTTAATTACCTTAATAATAACCATGTTGGGGGAAAATAGATGCACCAGAGATAACTAAGAAAGATACTGATGATAAGTAATAGTGTTTCAACTTGCATCCTGTTTTTTCTTTAACCAAACAATAAAGATGATGAAGCCAATCACCGTAACAAATAGAAGAAACATAAAAAAACCTTCAACAATTTGCTGCTTCAACTTTTGCGCTTTATAGATATTCTCAGTCCTGACTTTTCTAATACGAGCTTCTTCCTTTAAAACATCTTCCCAGGCTTTCACTCCCCACGACATTTTAATTTGCATTTCGAGCGCATAGCGCATTTCTGCACATTTCTTTTGTGCGATCACGGATTGCACGGCTGCATTTTCAACCGTGTCACCGGATAAAAATTTACGGTAGAATGGTGGGTTTTTTGTCGATTTTACAGCTTCGTCAATGTCACTGGTTGCCCTCATCCAGCGCGACAAATCAGACCCCATGCTTTCAATATCCCTACCCATTGCAAACGCTTTTTTCAAATTATTAAAAGCGGATGTGGCTGTGGTTAACACAGCCCCAACTGTAACAGGATCAAACATTTTGATTAAGTTCGGATGACCAAAGAGATTAATAAAAGGATGGTAGATCCAGCGGAACCAATCAGGATCATTTCCAGGCGTTTAATAGCCTTCGTCAAGGTATCTAGTCGGGTATCATTAACGGCCTTGTACGTTTCGAAATCGGACCGTAACCGTCTTATATCATCGAGTTCTGTCACCAGGGTGTTCCGCTGGCCGTCACAGGCTCTTTAGACAAATTTATCTGTGCAGCCACACTGTCCTCTGTTGCTTTTACCTGATCGTCACCCATGATAGCCTTGCACCAATTCTCGCAATTTTCGTGCGTAACAGAAGCATAAGCTATAAAAGTTCCGCTTGGTTCTGGGATGTCTATTGATCCACGAGATCTACCACTATGCACCACACCATCGACTGTGTTACTGTCCGTGCAAATCCAATGAAGGGTCGTAATTAAATTATCACCATGATCAGATTTTAGCTGATATTCAGTATTCATTATTTTCCATGTTGCTGCCACGTTAACTTCCTTCCAATGCTGTTAATCTTGCTTCAATTGCTGTAAATCTTGTTTCGTTGTAGCTTGCAATAAAACTTAATAATTCTGGATAGCGAATACCCATACGAGTTTTTTCTGAATAACCATCAGTTTTAACATATTTATTATCCATGTATTTATAGGCATCTTTTGCTTCTATACCTTTTTCTTCATCAGCTTCTACTGCATCTACAGATATTTCTTTTTCCCACCAAGTGTCGCTGCAAAACAAAGCATACTTAGTAGCATCTAAACTTTCTGCTTCAAAAGCTGCTTTAACTTGTTGGGCAATAATCCCAGAGTGTGTTCTGGCTTTGTCTGCCTTTTCTGTAACCTTGCTTTTCCATTTAAAAGTTTTAAACAATGTTGATAGACGCTTACCTACAGCTAGTTCAGCCGTTGTCATGGAAGCTATGTCTTGCTTTTCATTTTCATCAGAAGTTTGAATTGTCCCATTTGTTGCAAAAACATCATCAAATCTATTCCCAGATGAACCAACATCATACGCATCATCAGTTTGAGGATACAAATATGAGGCCTCTATATGAACCCTATCATTTCCAACAGTACGCAAAGATAGCCCACCTCCTTGACTATTGATTGCCAACCTGTCACCGACTGCTGTTAGCTCCCCAATATTATCGTTATCCTCATACAGTTTAAGCAAAGTGCCATCAGATGCACCTTCCCTATTAATCGCTAGAGGGTAATCAGCCGTTGCAGTAAACCAGGATGTTCCAGAGGGAGTGAGAACAACACCGTTAACAGTGCTATCATTAGAAGTTTTGCCGACTAAAACTTGGCCACCTTCAGACATATCAAGTGTAAGGGCAGTAACAGGAGAACCACCATCGTTGCCTTTAAATACAATATCCGAGTCTGTAGCTGCACTATAAAAAGTTGGACTGTCTCCTGACCCTATAGTCAAATCAAGTCTAGAATGACCACCATCTTTAAATCGCCATGCCCCACTGTCAGCATCAAAGATAATGTCATCAGTAGCATCTATTGTTAAATCGTCTGTGCTATGATCAAATACTATTGACCCTCTAGCATTGCCACCAGCATCGTCAAAATTAATCGTGCCTTTCCCACTTGTAGAAGATAAAAGTGTCATCCCAGAATTGCCATCATTCTCTAAGATTAAAGTGTCAGCATCAGCATGTGCCGTTCCACCTGTGTCACCACCCTCAAAAAGATGCAAAAGACCATCTGGAACATTTGTACGAATACCCAGACTATCCGCACTCGCATCCCAATGAAGTTTTACAGCACTCCCTGCTGAATTATAAAAACTAATATCCCCTGTGGCATGGTCTATTCTAAATCTATCTGTGGTAGAAGAACGGTCATCGTTAGATGTCGTAATAACAAAGTCACCACCAGAGTTCCACAAGCTAGTATTTACATCTGTGGTATCATTTTCTTCTAGTCTCAATACTGCGTAATTCGTACTAGTAATTCGCACTCCATCATTGTCTGGGGTAACAACAACATCACCACCAAAAGTGGAATTACCACCCACCGTAACACCCCCTGCAATAGCAACAGTCGAACTTGTGACAGTAGCGTGAGGGGTAATCGTAACATGAGCTACGTTAGATCCTGAAATATCATTTCCGATTGTCAGTGTATTGTCTGTATTAGCAATAAAAGACCAATCATCCCCATCGTTATCACTTTCATCAGAAACAAGCATCAGGGTTGCAGATTCACTTTCAGCGGCAACAATTTGCATTGTGTCAGAATTTACTATTAAATCACCAGAACCATTTGGAGCAATAGCAAGACTCCCATTTGTATCTGTCGTTGTAATGTTGTTGCCAACTATGTTTATATTATCGATGTTGATCCCTGCGTTAGCTGACAAAACTCCTGTCACTGCAACAGTACCAGCAAAAGTCGCATTTGCAGAATTGCAGGTCATCACAGCCGTTGGGCTTGTTCCTGACTTAACAACTAAATTATCACTACTGCCTGAGATTGCACCAAAAGTAGCTCCATTATCCCTAAAGATAATATCATCACCTTTAGCATCTAAATAAATATCCGTTTCCGCATCTAGTATTATGCTGCTTGTACTTGAAATGGTGGCACTTGCAGAAACAGAAATTGTATCACCATTAATTGTAATATTATCAGCAACAAGAGAACCACCAGTAACCGCACCTGTAGCTGTCATGTTCCTTGCGCCTGTAAAATCCTTATTGGCATCAACCGTAATAACCTTACTTGCTGCAACCGTACCAGCCGTAACACCATCAATGGCTTCAAGATCATTTTCATTAATATCCGCAGACCCGATAATAAAACCAGTTGCCGTCACAGTAGAATTAAAAGTGGCTGCACCAGCATTTGCCCCAGAGATAGTTAGAAAAGTAGTATCCGCAGAACCATCTGTGCCTTTCAAAATTATATCACTATTATTAGCCTGGGCATCGATTGTGATGTTACCAGATGTTGTTGTAAGAGTAACAGCTGCATCACCCACCGTGATGTTGTCAGCAGCAACAGAACTAGCAGAAGCGGAAATATAAGTATTTAGCTGGCTTGCGTTGATATACTTAGATGTACCACCATCATCAATCAAAAGCTTGTCGGTGTCGGCAATCGTAATGCTTGTGCCATCCGTAGCCCCATCCACCTGGATAGCAGCTGCACTGACCTTATCAGCCGTTGTAATTGTGTTTAAATTGCTGTCAGCAATTCCACCTGACACAGTTAAAGCTCCAGTCACATTTAAAGCAGCCCCAAATGTTGCAGCACCATCGCCATCAAATTTTAAATCATCCCGACTATCATTATAATTTCTTATTCTAAAAAGGTTTGGCTGGTCGATGCCAACTTTCCAAGTGTCCCCCCCATCCGTATCCGTAAAAGTTATATCTGGGATATTCCCTGTCGTAAGCGCAAGCTGACCTGTAACAATGTCACTGGAAGCAGTAAGCGTACCTGTAAGAGTAGCCCCTGTATTTGATGTTTCAAATTTAGCGTTGTTGTTATAATGAAGGATCGATGAACCACCAGAATTAAACCTGGCATTGGTTGCATTTCCAGCATTACCTATCTCTACCTCTGTGTCAGATAAAATATAAAGCTTACCAGAACCCCTTTCATCAATATAAGAATTATCACTTTCATGGTAAATTCTTAAATCACTGCCACTTCCAATTAATATTTTAGCATTATCTGGAAATAAAATATCATCCGTTCCTGTAGGAATTGTAAAAACCGTTACATCATTATCATTTTTTACAGTAACGTCAGAAACAGCCCCTTGCCCTGTAAGAATTAAACCCTCATCACTTGTGTAGCCAATTGCAGCATTATCACCAGATGAGGTATCGCCAGTAGCTTCAATCGTAGACCCTGTAATAACTCCAGATGCAGTAAAAGTAGCTCCTGTAATAGTCCCAGATGCCGTTATATTGGTATAAGTTCCATTATTTAAAATTACTGTATATTTTGCGCTATTTGCATTGGTCGTTAAAGGCTCTGACCCACTGCTAGTGTGGGCTGTATTAACAATAAAAATATTATTTGTTGATGTGTCTCTTACAATATCGCGTTCTTGATAGACCGTGCTTGCAGCCCAATTCCCTCGCGTAGTGCCAATTTCTTGTGTAGCAATGGGAACACCTGTGCTGTCAAAGCTTAAAATCTTATTTGCCCTAGCCGTTGTATCTTCTTCGATTTCTGGATAAGCAGTCGAAATTGCAGAACCGGAGCTATCCAGCAAATTAGAACGGCTGAATTTAAAGGATCTGTCAACAGCTTCCTGGACCCCGTGGATCTGCATTACAACCTTATCAAGCTGTTCTTCAATCAAAGTTGCGCTAAAAGGATCGTTGTCTACTAAATCAAGTTCCTGGGTTTGGGGGATTTCACGCCTTAATATTACCTTTTCACCAGATGCCGGACGATAATCTGTGGTCGAATAATGAGCGTCACTAGACGTGCCGGTATTATATTTAAACAAAATATTCCCGCCACTCGAATTGCCTACAGAGCTATCCGCAATAATGTAATGGGAATTGAGGGTTTTAACCGTTTCAACACCAGCCGTAGAACGTACAATAACTTTTAAATCGGATGCAGCGAAAATCTTAAAGGTAAAGGCAAAACTGTGCGTAGAGCCATCAGCCGATAAAATAACAACATTGGTGCTGGATGATACGGTCATAAGTTATCCCTTCTGTCTTCGTAGGCGTATCTAAGGTTTTCATTGCCCTCTAGGTTTAAAAAATCATCCAAAGCTTGATCATAAAATCTTGTATTAAGCTTTTCGATAATACTAATTTTTTTAGCGGTCGTTGTGTCAGGATGATGGTATTCACGCGACTGGAACCGTCTTCCTTTAGCCGTATCATTAATAAGGGCTTCCAGTGCTTCATAGAAATAAAGGCCATGAACCTCAACGGCATTATCCTCTAGCTTTTTGCCTTTGGCTAATCGTGTATAATCTGACTGCTGCCCAGGCGATAACGTAATGCCATTAACCTCTTTTTTATTACTTAATGGATAATTGTCCGTACCTGAGAGACTAGTTAAAATTAACAGTTCTTTTTCTACAGCATCTAAATCCTTAGACGATTTAAGATTTAATCCAGTCCAAAAGTTCCAGTGGGCTTTTTTCGGTGATGATGAAAATGAATACCCATCTTCCCCCACAACATTTCCCAGGGGATCAAATTGCTCTACTAACCCTTCTGTATCCTTAAAGGAAGTACGTTTTAATAACATACTATTGGCCCAATTAGACCAGTCAGACCAGACATCATCGTTAAGTTCAGACGGCATTCCTAACATATTATAATTAACTTCTCCGTTAGCTAAACGGTAATCATTTATATTTTTTAGGGTAATAAGGGTTTTATCGTCACGGGCTGTTAGCTTTCTCGGATCTCGCCCTCTTTCAATAGCTCCGGTCAAAGAGCTGTAAACAAAGGGAACATTTTCAGCAATGGTTCTTCCCAGCATTTTGTTAGTAAATTCCAAAACATTTTGCAAGCCTACCCCATCTTCCTCGTTCTCCAAGGCTGTCTCCATAGCTGTAAAAAAATTATCGACACTTTGAAGAGTAGGTAATTCTCTGTAATATTGAAGCGTTGCATAAATAGACCCCCAACCAAGTTCCATAAATGTCTGCATGTCATCTTTATTAGTCATTTTTGATTGCAGCATTGTTTCGGCAGCCGTTCCATAAATCGCCAGTAAGGATGCCATAGGCCCAAAGCCTTGGATTGATACATACTCTATCGGCCCATTAGGAACACCAAAATCATCGAACAAAGGCATGTCTTTAGGAAACCCATCCCCTTTAAAAGCAAAACTAAAAGGCTGTTTTTTCTGCGCATAGAAAGCATCTCTAGCATTTTTATTTCTAGGAGCAGGGCCAATAAAACGACCTTCCTCTACCATTTCATATACGTGATACGCTACCATACCCCCAAATGCCATTTTACCCATTGCTGCTTGATGTTCTGCGGGTCCAGATTTGCCTAGCAACGCATCGCGTGTTTTAGGCCGTAACATATTTAAAATTGGAATAAATTCTGTGGTATTAAGAATGTCGTTGGTGGGTGCTGTGGAAAACGCTACTAGAAAACGTCCAACTAAAGTCTTTTGGAATTTCTGAACGGTTTTACCATAATCCCCTAACTCAGTCGTTAAGGTAACGTAGGCTGCTTCCGTATCAAGTTTCTCATCGATAGACCTGGGGTCTAAATAAACCATTAATCCGGCATCAACAGCATCATCATAATCTTGATCACTTAATTTACCATCTATCTCATAGCTTCTTTGCCTTAGAAACTGTCTGTACCTTCTATGAGCTTGAACCCCCAATTCGCCCCTGGCAGCCAATGTTTTAAAGAACTCATCTCCAGCTAGTAATAAGCGAAATGGAATACCCATAGCCTTTGAAACAAAATCAACAGATTTACCCGCAATAGTTTGTTTAACCGTTGTCTGCTGCATAGACGCTGTTAGATCAAGCTTTGATCCTCTTGCCGGTAAGTTTGTCACAGCAGCTATTCTTCCAGCTTCCAGGGCATCTCTAAAAGCCCCCTTCCATGCGCCCAGCCTGTATACAAAATCCATTGTGGATACATTGTCCATAGACTTGGCAAATTTTGCGTTAGGGGCCACAGTTCTTAATATATCGCCATAAATACCAGCAAGCATTTCAGCTGGAAGCTTGCCTAGCATAAAGGTAGCATTTCCAATAACATTCTTAAATTGCGTTGCTGGCGCACTTAATATGCTTGCCATAAACGCTTTATGAACTTCATCTTTTGCCTTTATATGCCAGGCCTTCTCTGCAAAGGTATTAACCGTTTGTAAGATGTCTGACGGATCACCACCATGTTTGGTAATAAGGTCTTTTGCTTTGACTAGTCTTTCCGCTAATTCTTCAACAACGCCAGTATTTAAATCTTCACGCTGTGCCTGGTTAAGCACAGCCTTAACAGCTTGATCAGACATTTGCTCATCAATAGTCTGCCCTACCCTGAGATTATACGACTGCAATGCCCTTGCTGCTTCTGTTTGCGCCCCTTTCATTTGGGCTTGTATCGCAGAGTGAATAGATAATTGTCTTCTAAACTGCAACTTCATTAAGTCTGTCGCTACACTAGGATTTCCTATGGCTGCTGCTAATTTAGTCAGTTTTTTTGCGCTATGAATTAAAAGCTGTCTACCGGCAACAAGCTGGGCAGAGCCGAAAGTCTCACCTTTTTTCCTTTTAATAATAGATCGCGTTAACCCCACCTCATCTTTCAGTAATTCAATAGCCTTTTCCATTGTTTCCTGGTTTGTAACCGTACCACCGGTAAAACCAGCCATGTCGGCTTCTAACATCTTAGACATAGCCTGGATAGTTTGGGTTAGGTCTTCCCCTGTTTCTATCCGCTCAAAATTAAAGTCATCAACTTTCTTTACATCGTTTTTTAAATAATTAAGGAGTTGCGCTGCTTTGTTAGGGGAAGCTGCACCCATTTCAGTTTGAAACCCGCCCTTTTCAGCTGTGACTGCTTTTCCCGCTGCATCAATGATTTCTGTAGCTTTATCAGGATTATTAGCCTCATCTAATATATCCAGTGCTTCAGCTGCTATTCTATCCTGAACGTCTGGTAATCCTTGAAACCCACGATTTTTAAATGCATCAAAACCCTCTTGGGTTAATACCCCTCGCTCAAGAAGCTTGTTTGCTACTTCTTCCTGGGTTTGCTTATAAGAAAAATTACCACGATCAGGAATGATATTGGTTTCTTGACCAGTAGGAACATTACTAGGCTGCTGTGAAAGAACGCCTGGAGCCACAAGGTTGTCATCACCATAAGCTTGACCACCATCAAAAGGTTTAAATACCCTTGAAGGTTCCCGCACGGGGCCAGGTGGGGAAAGCAATGTTTTAAGAAGTTTAACGCTGCTGCCAACATTCATGGCAAGCTCCAAAGGGTTACCGGCCACTTCTCTTGGTGGGCCAGCTACGTCCATGCTTTGGGTAATCGTATTCGTTTCCGCAATTTTCTGCGGATCAATCCTAGGATCTATTGCCATGATTTATTGCCTTGTTTCTTTACCTGATAATGCTAAAGATGCACCCCCAGCCGTTGCAACTGCCGGTGTGAATAAGGATTGCCCTTTTGAAACTGCTTCTTTGAGTTTAGGCGTTAATATAATAGTAAAACTAACTTTATCTTTAAGAATTACTTTAGGCAAACGCCCTATGCTATCAGTTATTGGCAAAGACCCAATTGCATTTTTATCCATTTTATTAATTATTTTCTTTATTCTTGCAGGGATAATTTCATCATAAAATTTTACATTACCTTCTGCGCCATATCTATCTTTCTGAATATGACCAGGACTAAATGATATGTAATCGTACCCTTCTTCATTAGCTATAGCTAACAATCGTTTAATAGTTAAATCTGTCCATTGGCTTGTACTTGTTACAAATGGTGCTTTTTGAGGTTTACCATCATTCTGTGTAATAAATTGAGCAGTTTCTCTAAGGTAGTTAGCAGCCATATTCGCTTCATCTAGCTCTTTTCCTTTAAGGTCTTCCCCAGTTTTTTCTACTTTTTCTTTATATTTATCAAGCAATGCTTGGGCTTCTTTTCTTTTTGCAGAAATTTCTTTTAATTCTTCTTCTGATTTACTAAAACCGCTTTTTCTGCCAGTTTGCGCCCAATCTGATTGTATTTCCTCAACATAAAGAATTTTACCACCATCTACAGCTTTTCGGTCTGTGGTTCTTATATGTGCTATTATATCTTCTTCTGGAAAATGATCGCTTTGAAAAACTGCATTTTCTAATGCCGGACTTCTATTTTCATCTGATAACGATAATGTAAACTCACGATAATTTTCACCACCAGGAATAGTATAACCTTTAAATAAAGTTGCTTCGTAGTCAGGGGCAATCAAATCGTTTTCCATAGCGTGTTGCTGTACCTGTATTTTTGCTTCATTAAGATTGAAAACATAATCATCTTCATTGATAGCATTTTTATTATTTGTAGCATCAGCTCTACTTGCAAAAAATAACCACCCAATACTATCATTACCTGTTAAAACTAGACCAGTATTTGAATCTTCCAATATTCTTATTGGATCACTGTAATATTCATTTAAAGCCTCTTGTTCTAGTGTTGATCCTTTTGGTCTAGGATCAGTATCATCTTTTAGTTCATCAGCTCTATTTGCAATATATTCTGGCCCAAAAGCTTCTTCCGGTGTCATTGTTGCTTTTAATTTGTCTGGTATAACCCCTTTGTCTATTGCAAGATCATCAAGACGTATATCATCAGTATTCCAATTTAAATATAATTCACTTTCGTCACGATCTCTAACGTGTTCTCTTATTTCAATTTTATTTAAATCAAGATGTTCAACAATTTCCTGTTTTGTAACATTATCCTTTTTTAATACCTCATCCAGACCCGTCCATTCAATTTCATCCTTTTTAACGCCGGCATTAATTAACATATTTTTAAATTGTTCTCCCATACCCTTTTCCTGGGTAAGCTTTAAAGCTTCATCCTGTGCCTTAGAGAAAAAACCTAAATAATCCAGACCTGCTTTTATCAATGGCTTAATTCCTGCTGCATCCGCTTCTTCCTGTGTGGCTGCCGCCCCAAATCCACCAGCAATAGTAGCTTTTCCTAGAGTTGATGCAAGAATTTTAGCAGCTGCTAAAAAGGATGCGTAAATCACTCCACCAGCACCAATCGTATCTGTGGCAACGCCTTTTAATCCAGCCTTTAATCTTTCAAAAGCAGATACATCGTCAGGGTCTTCTAGCTTTGCATTGAGAAAAGCTACCCATTCGTTTTCAACGCCTAGTTCCTGGGCTAGAGTAGCAATATTGCCAATCTCAGGAGTGACTGACATATCGGCCCCAGTTCCCTTCATCAACCCCTTTACAAGATTTGAGCCTTTGGCCGGAGTTATTGAGGCAGCAACAATATACATTGTTAAATCTCGACCTACCTGACCCAACTCTGTTCCCGGTTCTACACTTTTTAAGGCATTGTCAAAGTCATTAGAAGTTAGACCCAAAACAGGCATAATCATGTCAACAACATCAACATTATCAAAAGACATGCCATACAGTTCTTGATACTTTTGCTGAAGCATTGCATTGCCTATTGGATCTAAAACAGACCCCACAACACTGGTTAAATCTTTAAAGGCATTTAAGCCACTTTCAACACCCTTGATAGTTCCGCTTGCGATAGCCTTCCCATATTCAGGCCCAGCTGGTGTTTTGTTTATTTCTTCACCGGACTGGATCAATGCTTGACCTTGAGTGTTAACGCCTGGAGAAAACCTGGATAATGTTGAGAAAACACTTTCCATAAGACTTGTTTGTTCGACACGCTCATCCGTATCCAAATCATCTAATTTTTCTAAATTAGTTAATACATAATTTTCTAATAGTGGGTCCACGGTATTTCCTTAGAAATTCATACCAAAGTTTTTGGCAGCACGTTTAAAATATTCTAATTGTTTTTTTAGCTCGTTTATTAACGCAACCTCTCCTGGGGCAACATCAATAACGTGATTAAGCCTAGTTCTTGAAACTTTATAAGCTTGCCTTACATACTCCAATAATTGATCCCCATCAGCACCATCAATATTATCAACCACCTCAAGATCAGCGAATGCCCGTGTCCAATTTGGCGCAGTTTCTCCATCCTCTGACCTTAGTTCTGCAAGTGGGGTTTCTATTCTAGCTCTTCTCTCAAATTCAGCTATTCGATCCCTCATATCTTTTGCAACATTGCTTTGAAACTCGCTTTCTGCTGTTGCCTTGTACTTTTGGTATTCATCTTGGATTTCTTGTGTCGTGACCTGTCTGTCATTTAGGTCTGGACTAGTTCTTTTCAAACGTACAAATTCCCGTAATCTTGCTTCAAGATCATTAACAAACTTAGCAGCAGCAATGTATAAAGTATCTTCCTGTAGACCCTGGCTTCTTAACTCAAGTAAACTTGCACCGGTTCTATTCTTTTCTTCTTTTATAATATTGGTAATTGTGGTGTACGCATTATTATCTTCTTTTTGCAGCTTAATTTTTTCTGCATATTCTTTAAGAATATCGCGTTGATCAAAGCGATCAAGACTCTTGCCACCAAATGTGTAATCTTCCACCATTTTTCTTAAAAGTGTATTGGTTAATGCGCCATCTTCTAATAGCGCATCTAAATCTTCTTTAATTGGAGTAAAATAAGCTACCCTTAAATCTGGACGATATCCACTTAACCCTCTAGTCACTCTAAACGCATATTCTTCAACATTAGGATCAATAGCTTCGTTAATATTCTTTTGTTCTGCATCCGTTATGCGCAACGATCTTAGCAGCTCTGGGTCATTAAGAAAATTAACAATCTTTCTTTTTACATCAACAGTAAAAACCGTCCTTGCAGTTAAAGTATCTATTAAACCTACTCGACCATTTCTTATAGTTGGATGATTTTCTAAGCCAGTACCTTCTAAAAATTGATCAAAAGCTTTGTTTATCGCGTCTTTAGTCCCTAATTTCCCATTACCAGGAATTACTTGAAGCCGTGTAATTAAAGTGGACTTGTTTTCTGATACTTCAGCTTCTTTTCTTTTTGTAAAGTCATCAAACTTTTTTCTGCTTTGTGAGGCATCATCTAGCAATTTATTAAGTAGTTCTGTACCATCAGCGTCCGTCATTTGCGATAAGGCAAATAGAACTTCGGGCGGATTTTCTAGCATAAAAGCTTTTTTTTGTGCATCATCAAAACCAAGGTTAGCAAGCTTTTTATCAATCGTATTTCCTTCAGCATTATGAAAAGCTATGAGATCAAATACTCTGGCATCTCCCTTACTGGGGTCGTCTTTTATAAAATCTGAAGTAATTTTCACTCCATATGTTTGATGATAAGTCTGTAAGGCAATTTTACCTTTTTCCGTTATGACCATCTCACCAGCTTCATTGCGGGTAAAATTCCCTGATGAGGTCTTTAGAAGAGCATTTTTAGAAGTTATCTGTTCTACAATTGTTGTCCGGCTATTTAAATTATCAAATACTGCATTTTCTTTTTGCTTTTTTGCCAATGCAGCCCTGGCAGCTATAGCCGTATCTATCTTAGAGCGTAGCCTTAATCTTGCGCCCTGTTCAGCAATATTAAACTTGCTTTCAAATTTCATTACGGAATTAACATTGGTTCCGATATTATTGCGCAGTGTAGCCTTAATTTCAGCAACCCTCTGCTGCCAGCGTGGGTTATCGCCATCGAGTACGGAATAAATATTACTATCCCGACCCATATCATATTCTAGCTGTCTAAGCTGGTCACTCGCTGCCAATAGGTTTTCATCAAGCTTTAATTCTTCAGCCACACGATAACGCTGTAAAGCAACTTCCCGTACCTGGTTTACAAATTCGTTAACAGGGGCTGCTTTATCCAGTTCAGCCTTTGCTACACTAAAGCTTTTTCTTGCCCGTATAGAAGCTCCTGGAGCGCGGTTGGAAGGATTAAAACTTGCTGTGTAAGTTGGAATACGCATTTATTTTCCTATGTCTTTCCCACCGTACATTTCATAGCCCATTTGAGCTGACTGGCCTAAACTGCTAATTAATGATTTGGTTCCTTGCGCCTGTAAGCTGGCTGCTTGTGCGCCACCTTCCATACGCGATAATTCTGCCTGTAATCGGGCATCTTCCTGTTTATCGCTGATTTCCATATTAATCATTTCATTTTCAAACTCCATTTGGGATAGAGTAAAATCAAATTCCCTTGCGCTTTCCAAACCCACAAAGATAGGCGTACCCTGGGAAAGATCTACACCCGCATAGGCAAATCCGGCACGTTGCTCACCACGCAAGGCATCAAAGTCCTTTCTGGATCTTTTCTTGGCCGTAATCAGGTTTTGATTAATAATCCCCCGTTGTTTTTCCAGGAGATCAATATCTCGTTCGATCAAACCGGCATTAAACTCGCCAACTTCCCTGGCTGCTTTCGCTGCACTGTCAGCAGCACGTTTTTGGGTTAATCCCCCTAGGATTGATAACCCCACACTTACTGCTGGATTAGCTAAAAAAGTAAAAATGCCCATATTAAATATCAAATGTTGTTAATCGTGGATAAATCGCCAACACAGTGAGTGGTAAAGCTTGCGTTTGCCTTATAAACACCGTGTCGTTGTCATAAAATGTGCCTGTAAATTCCACCTCTTTATCTCCTGTAAATAAAGGTACAGCTTCACTAGCTGCCATAGAACTATCCCTAAAAGGAACACTTTCCAGTGTGGAACTATTTGGACCTACGTCCAGCCCTACCGTATTCAACAATCGAACCGTTACACCATGTAATCTCTTGGGCTTACCCTGGCTTGTGCCATCCACACTGCCAGCTTCTAAACGTAGGGTTTTCATATTGGAATTATAGCCTAAACCCATTACAGCCAAGGTGCTGTCATAGCTTAAAGTAACATCACCACCGCTTACTGTTCTCACAGCATGAGCCGCACCATTTGCCGTAATAGAAATAATTTGACCCTCTAAATGCCATAATCCTGTCATGGCTGTCGTTCTTGCTGTGGAATAGTCCACAGGCGTAGGCCAAGCATCAGGGCCAGGAAACGTTAAAGCACTATCGCAGAAAAAAGCTTCTTCCGTTGTCGTTCCAAATTCTATTGATTTTAATCTTTCTATATACCTTTTTGTGGCCCCATTAATTGTTCTTTTAACAATTAAATATAATTCATCTTCCCCATCACTTGATGGTAAGGTTGCAATACTTTCTACAACGGCGTTTGTTTGTGATGCACATCTTAAATTGTTGTCATCTGAGGATGTTGCTGTAACCACCTGACCAATGGACGATTTAATTGTTACAGCTGCTGAACTGGCTGTCGCTGTGAAATCACTATGGTTATTGATCGTTGTTGCTAGATTTGTAGCCGTTGTATTACTATCATTAAGAACGGGAATAAAATGCAGCGTGGATGTTGCTGACGTTGTTCCTGGGGGATCAGATGTAAAAGTTACACTTGTTCCATCCCCTTTTGCTAATGTTATTGTTTTCCCACCAAAAGAAGAAGTGACACTACCCACATTTACCGTTGTTGTTCCTATGACCCCGCCAATAACGTGCTTGGACCACGCAACCACCTGTTCTTCCCGCCTATACGTCATGGAAAGAAGTGTACCGTCTGATCTTAACGCCCAGACAATACTATCTGGTTCTTGTTGATAGGCAAATTCCGTAATACCACCTTTTGTAATATGCTCAGAAAGTATGGTCATATCAGGGGCTTGGTACCCAAACTCATCGACATCACCAACATACTTAAACTCTCGGACTTTTCGCCCATTACGCTGCAAAAACAAGGTAACATCAGCGACCTGTACAGGAGCTACCGTGGCAGAACCGTAATTACTGTATTTTCTAATGAGCGTTGTGGTCGGTGTTATTGGACCTTCATTGGATGTTGTGACAACAAATTCACCGCCAGCCGTACCCACCGTTAAAACACGGGTTGCACTCATCCATCTAATTTCATTAACAGTATTACTTGCAATGGTGTAAATCAAAGCATCATCCGCTGTTGCAGATCCAACAGCAAAATTATCGTAATCGCCATTTTTTGAAAACCACAGTGTTTGTGGGTTCGTAGCCGTATTGGCAAATACCAGCCGTTGCTCAAAAAACGTAACGACAGAGGGATAATGGTTGGCACTATTAATGGTTGGTGATGGTGTGCCGGCAACGCTGAAATCAGAAAAAGCCCAGGCGTTATTAGCCGTTCTTGTTAATGTTTGTATTTTATAACTTGAGTGAACAAAATACATCGTGTCGGCACTTTGAACATAGTTTAACCCTGATAAATCTGCTTTTGGATAAATCGTTGCTATTTCATAAATTTTATCAACGGTTTGAGTTTCGCCGGCTGAAAACGTACCTTCACTGGTAGTATTAATTGCCGCTCCATGTAAATCCGTTAGGGTAAACGTTGTATTAGTTTTATTTGCTATTCTGAAATTTCTGTTTTGCAAATTTGGCAAATAAGTTGCAGCCTTACCCTCAATATTTAAAAATATTTCATCCCCATTACTTAGCCCGTGATCTGTACTTGTGGTAAAGACCCCAGGATTAGCATTAGTCATGGCTGATAAGGTTTTAGGGGAAACAGTTAAAACTTGCTGTCCATTGCGATACACACGCATGATTTGATCGCCAAATTCTAAAATATAAGTATCTGACGTTTTAAACTGAAACGGAATTAACCGCGTTTCATCGTCACTATCCTTAACCTCGCCTAGAAACTCCGTGCCTGGTCTTCGCGTTACCCCACCTTGAGGCAGCACTAAAAAGTTTGTTAAATCGGACAATCCTTCGGCATATTTTGCCAAACCCGTTCTGCCCGATAAACGGGGCGTGATTTCTCCACCTGTAAAAGAGGATAAGGATGGGGCCGATTTAGCCATTAAAATCTGCTTTCAATAAAATCAGAAGCTTCAACACGCTGTGGCGCACCTTCTGTAGCATCCACAAACCGTGCTTCTTTAAGTTTTTCCTGATAAAGCTGATACGTTGAGTTCATCAGGGTATTGGACCCCGTAATGGCATAACAAACCTCATGGGCCAGTCTTGCCGATAACGCTTCAATTAAACCACTGTCGTACTGGGTGGTATCGGTAATCTGTCCAATATACTTGATTTTTGCCGTACCCTCATTGGTTAACAGCTTTTTACCTTCAATAACAAACACCGGTGATCCATCTGTGGAAGTCATATTATCCTGGGGATAGGTTAAGGTTCCATTGCTAAATTCAAGAACTCTTAAACAAGCCGGATCTGTCGGGAGAATAAACTGGCTTTCATAGCCAAAAGCCGGAGAGGAACTGTCCTTAGATAACGCTGCCCTTGAAATTAAACTATTCCAGGGATGCGCTCTAAACACACTGTCACGGACATTATCAAACCTTTGATTAATGACGGTCGCTGCCTTTACATTTTCCGTTAGGGAACTAATGGTGCTTGCGCCAATAATATTTAAGGCAAAGTTTGCAATATCAACTTTTGAGGCCATAAAAAAATCTCCAAAAAAAAAGAAGGGGGGATTGCTCCCCCCAACTAGTTTTAATCAATGACGTAATGCATTGTGAGTTCAACGGTGCCTGTACCAGCAGCACCACCCATCACAACAGTAATAGGAATGCCGGTTTTGTCTGCATTCACAACGGAATTTCTTCCTAGTGCAGACGTAGCAGCAATATCCACTGTCGTAATGCTCGTGCTTGCAGCAGCAGCTTTGTACTCATCAACATCCAGCGCAACGTCTGTGCCGTCACTGTCTTTGTAAGCAGCATGGCCTACAGACAAGGTTGTTGATGAACCCATTGCATCATGGACAAGCTCTCCTGAGAGTATTCTTGCGCCATTTGGCAAGTTGAACATTTCGATAACATCACCAGACGCTAGGCTGGAAGCTTCATAGAGCGCATACGCAACCCTCATTCGGCCACCCATCTCATTGGGCTTGATGTTTTCTTTCGGATCATTTTGATCCCACTTGGTTTTCTGTGCAGAATAAACAGTAGCCATAATTCAGTTCTCCTTATTCGTTACATGCGATTTGGACTACAGAAGTTTCCTGTAGACGAGTCGCACCAAATGATGAACAATAATAAACTTGAGTGGCGTACGACTTGTCTGCCCTCTCATCTATTTTTGCGGTTGGTTCTTTGCCGATAGCCAACTTCGCGCCATCTTGTGCAAAAGCATAGCAAAGTCTGCTTGTACCATCGTCCGTTAGGCGATTGGAACGAATGAACTTAAAGCCCATAAACGTATCAATCTCACCTTGAACAAGAGCTTTTACAGTATTGTAATCTGCACTTGTAACGGTTGATAGATTAAGCAAGTCTTCGATTTGCTCCGGTGATACCACCATGTATCTTGGAATAGACGGATCAGTATCCGCTTCGTCCAAAATCTTTTTAGCAGAAATCATTTTTGCCAATGATAGCCCCGTGCTGCCATGCACGATCTTTTGTGCTGATGGTAAAGCTGTGGATGTAGAACCAGTAGTTCCTGTCTTGGCTGTTCCACCAAGAGCAGCAATGATTACGTCATCCATTGCCCGACCAATCGCAGCTGCTGCTGCCCTGGCATAGGTTGATGTTGGATCAATCAACATGCGTAGCTTATCCTGATCGTCAATAAGATCCGCATATTCATAATCGGTTAGAGTTACCATGCGTCTTGCCATTTATGTTCACCCTGGCTCGTTAGTTCCAGGACCGCCTTTCGGCTGCTGTATATCACTATACAGATCAGACTATATCATCATCCTTTTAGGATGCTCTGCGCTTCGGATCACTTGACCCTACGCCTTTCGGCTAGTCGTTGAACCTTCCTGTTTCCAGGCTTGGCTGCTGATTATCTCATTGAGACTTCCCAGCAATTCACAGAGTTTTCAAATTATATTGCTATAATAGGCCACTACAAGTTAATGGGGTGTGTCCATCAATGGGGTATCCCCATGTCTGGTCGTTCTGGCTTGAGCAGCAGCACTGCCGACTTGCTCAAAAAATGCCTTGTCACCATTAACAGTTTCAACGTCTACTGCTTCACGCAAAAGGGAACCCATTTGCTGTGACAACATTTGGACATTGGCACTGTACTGATTGACAAAGGCGGTGGTTACTTGGGTACTCAAAGTACACCTCCTAAGTTAAGTTTATTTAAGGGTTTTTGCGTCTGATTATCCCGATAACGGGGTCATTCTTGCTTTTAAGGCCAAGCTATACCGTTGATTTACAACTTACGGGCTGGTCCGTGTTATAACTGTTATAAGTGTTATATTGCCGGTTATCCAACCATATGATCACGCAGCGATAAGGCTTCCTGAACATAAAAATCGTGCTGTGGATGGGATTTATCCCAGTACGGCGTGTCTTTTGCCGTGACTTCCATCAGTTTTCTATTGGCTTCCTGGGGGGTCATAATTAAATCAGTTGTTTCACCTTCCAAGGTATCTTCCCCCATTTGACTGGCTAGACCGACAAACATACGGATAACTTCCGGATGATCGCCTAAAAGTCTGCCATCAGCTAATTCTACTTTATCTAGCAAGTCCGTTGATCCCATTAATTGATTAACGGCATTCTTTGCCAGTTTCATTTTCTGGTCGAACGCTTTGCCGTATTCTTTCTCAAGTTCTTCCCTTCCCTCTTTAACGAGGGTTTCGGTTTTTTCTTTTTGGACAGATATTTCGGTACTGGCTTTTTCGGCAATCGATTTCGCCATACGTTCAGCTTGCTTTCCATTAAGACCGGTATCATAAGCAATCTGCTTAAAAGCATCCAAATCAGGTTCATCAAAGCCTTGAACAGCTTTAAAGTCATACTGATTGGCAGCATCAGGACGGCCAAGCTTTTGGTAAACATTATTCCATTCCTCATCAGTTGCGCTTTTGCCAGGGAGTGGCAGCTTATCCGCGCCAATCATTTTCTGGGCGTGGACATAAGATTTCGCTAATCCCGCTGCATCTGTGAAATTCCGTAAGGATGGTTCGGTTTGCAGTTCTTCGGGTAGGGTATTAATAAAATGCACTGGGGCAGCTTCGGTTGCGGGAGCTTCCTGAGATCCAGGGTTTTCCTGGGTTGTCTCTTCATTCATTCGATATTCCTCTTTGTTGTTGCGGTTGTTTTTGTGGCTCCAACATTCTTAAAATATTCAAAACAACGGACCTCTGCCCTTCAAAGAAAGCAGTGTCATGGGAATCCCCTTTGGCATAAGTGGTCTGGTAAAACCCAAAGCATATTTTTAAATGCTCCAGCACCATTTCCCCATCATCACTTTTAAACACACGCTGATAGTTTCCCTTCAGCTGTTCTGTAGTAATTTCATTGATGTTCTTCATGCAGCGGGCGGTGTCCCAGCTGCGGTTTCTCTGGCTTCAGCATCCGCAAGAACTTTAAGCATTGGGGCTGCTTTCTGGGCCTGTTCAGCGTTCATCATTTCCTGTTGCTGCTGGGCTTGCATTTGCTGCTGTTGAGCTTGCTGTTCTCTTAATGCACTTACCTCTTCATTACTGCGAATAACCTTGGCGGGCATTCCGGCAACATCAACCAAATACTTCACCAGGCCATCATCATCAATGTAATCCATAACCGGTAAGGCTTCCCCTAGCTGTAATAAGACCTCAAGACCGCGCATCATGGACTGTAAATCCGTAAGTTTCTGCGCTTTTGCTAATGGAGAGACATATTCAATATCAATATCCCTGCCCTGTAATTCTTCGGGTGGTGGCTCCAGCTTTCCGTTTCTCAGCATAAGCTTAAAAGAACGGTCAATTAACGGCTGTAATAATTCAGACTGCAAACGGCCCATCACCGGACCCAATAGCCTCATTTTCTCTTCGTTTCTCTGCAGCACTTCCGTGGCTGTCATTTGCGGTCCAGACTGTAATTGCAGCTGATCCACATAAAACGCAGCACGAATAGCATTTCTGCGCTGTTCTTCCATAGCAATGCCAATCGGATTGGTAGCACCGGCCTGTAAAGGTTCAAGCCTGTCTCTGGTTCCAGTCCGATAGAAATTCAATGCGCCTGGGGTAGTACGCACCGGGAGAAGAAAACCATCGTCTGGAACCATAAGGGGCGGGTCAATCTGCTTTTGGGCAGCCCGAATACTGACTTCGGACATTTTATTGACCATTTTAACGTCCGGTAAGCAGCTCATGGCCGGGGAACGTCCGTAAATGGATACACTGTCCTTATTAAATCTTGGTACACAGAAAGGCAGTTCATCAAAACCGCCCTCTCCCAACAGCATTTTACTGTCAGGATGATAGTATAATGATCCTACAGGCTTGCGGATTGTCGTTGATCCAAGCTTGTCTTCCCTGGGATACACCACATGAATAACATCATGGTCATTATAAGGATCTTTTTCGAGGTCTTTCTTAACTTTATCAGGGAGATTATCGTCACCAAAACGCTGCGCTATCTGCCTCGCATTAAGCTGAAACTTTCTATACACCGTATCCACACGGTCATTCATATCCTCACTAATGCATATTTCCGCAATGTGCCTGGTGGAAAACCGTAATCCCTGATCATCAAAATCAACAAATAAACAACCCGTGCCGAATACAACAAGATCATAATATAATTCATGGATTTCCTGTTGAAAATTAGACCGCTGGTATTCCTTGTTAATCAGTTCCGCACAGCCCTCTAGCCATTCATTGGCAGTATCATTGGCAGCTAATTCCAAATCACGGTAGCGCATGGAAAACCAGGGACTGGAAGGACTGGTTAACATGCCATGCAAACTAGACGCTAATAATTCCACCGCATGAATAGCCGTACTATCATAGATTAATTCGGTTCTTTTATCGCCCTGGGTCCGTCTTTTGGTAATATCAGCCTTTCGGGGAAGCATATAATCAGCTAATTCTTGCCAATGGCTTTCCCATTGACTGCGCTGCGAATGCAGTTTTTGATACCGCCGGTCTAACGCAACCACCGTTTTGTTTGCACTTGCCATTAAGCCATTCCCAACATGGATTGTTTCTTTTTCTTTTTAAGGCCGGCCATACTGCGACCGTGGGTCTTTCCAGCTTGCTTTTGCTGTAATCGCTCCAGCGGATCAACATTCATGGAAAAACGCATACTTTCCAGCGGCTGTGACGATAATGACCCCATCATGCCAGCCATATTCTTTTTTTTCTTGCCAAACATTACGCACTCGCCAGTAAGGATTGAGATGATCCAGGCTGATAGGATGCCAGCATTCCCATTCTTGCCCCTCTTTTTGGCCGTAATCCCGTTTTATCGCTCTTAGAAATGCCCTGGGAAGGGATGTCAGCCTCATTGGCTATCGTCCCGCCCTTTAATCCTATTTCCACATCTTGCAGCACACTTTGTATTGCCGGCGTGTTTACAGGCTGCTCCTTCTTTTCTTCTACTACTTCAGCTACTTCTTCCTCTTCTTCTTCAGCAACTTCCGTTACAATAGATTTCTTGGCTGCATTCCTGGCATCAGCCCTGTCATCTTTATCCTTTTCAGCCTGTGTGCGTGTATCCTCATAAGGACGCATAACATTCTCGCCATTAACTTTAATAACAGCGTTACTTCCCTGTTTCGCCAGTTCATCAACTTGCTGCTGTGCGTTTAACTTCCAGTTATCCGTATCAGAACTATCAAGATAATCAGAAGCTGTTAGGTTCTTTTTCTTTTTATCTGATCCAAAATAACTGCCCACAACCTGCGTAGCATCCCCTTTCGGTATCCCAAAGAAATCTAAAATACTTCCCATTACATCCTCGCTTCAAATGGATTATAAGTCATTTCTGCCTGTTTTTGCGGGGGCCTGAGACTGCTCGATGTATCCCGATGACCCACCGCAAAGGTACGCCAGGCATCGGCTCCATGAGAAGCCCAGTTATGCACCGGCGTGGATCTAAATGTACGCATACGCTCGTTATATGCCCTGTGATAATGCCTTAAACTCTCCAAGCCAACCTTACACGCATCACGGTCAAACCAGCATTTCGGTATGATTATCTTGGCTGCGTGTATGCCATCTTCCAGGGGCAGTTTCGGCACTACTCTGAAATTAATTCCCAGATCATAGGCCGTTTCCCTTCTGGACTTACCAGAACCCAGCTCTCGCACCTCGATGTCATGGGGAGCATTGTGTGTTCCGTACAAATATCCCCGCTCTTGCAGTATTCTGACATAATACGGTAAGCCCTCGCCCCTGTTTTCATAATAATCAATCACATGAACGGCACGGCCTACCGTTTGCGTAAACCAAATGGATGTACTGTCATTCACACCCAGATCCCACCAGGTGTCCACCTTATGACCCTCATCATAAGGCACATGCGTAACCTGACCGTTGGAACTAATCTTTTCTATTTCCTTCGCATAAATAGCACCGGGAACATTCGCAACCCATGAACACTCATACTCCTGATTATACTGATCCTCAGACATGCTTTTCTTCGCACTGTCCAATTCCTCATCATCAAGAATACCGGTCTCAGAGGCCTTAAATATGGCCGTGTGCCAGTCATCCGACTCCAGGGCCATTTCATATAACTCATAGAAATGGTTCATGCCCTGGGGCGTTCCAGCCATAATACAGTAGCCCTTACGGTCACTTAATGCCGGCCGTATCACTTCCGGAAACAAAGACGGTAAAATCTGGCTGTATTCATCCAGAAAAACACCATCCAAATAAATACCCCTCAATGAATCAGGCTGTTCAGATCCCAGCAGCTGTATCCTCGCACCATTCGGTAAATCGCACCGCAGTTCCGTCTCGTTAAACCGGACCATAGGTATCGCAGAAGAAAACTGCTTCAAATAATCCCACGCTACCGCTTTCGCCTGTCGATAGGTAGGGGCTATATACGCAAACCTGGGGTTCGGCTTATCGGTCATAATCGCATCTCTAAGAAGATGATTAATCGCCATAACCGTCTTACCAGCCCTACGATGACAAACCACAACACCCCACCGCTTGGATTGCAGCTTGGCATGTAAATCCCTCTGCAATGGACGGGGCGTATACGGGATCTTGATTTGCATCAGTAGGTCTTCTTCTTTTTCTTCTTCTTTGGCATGGCTGTGTGTGTTTGGTTGTTGGATGGGTGATATAACAATACTAGAAGCGCGCGCAATTTTTGGGAGGGTGGGGGTCGGCTGCCCTCATAAAATACTAGGTCATAGGTTACAACCCTACGACCATCCTCAATAAAATAAGGACATGATTATTCATATTGACATTTCGTTGACATTTACGGGCATTCAATTTTAAAAATCAAACCAGGCAGGGGCATACGCGAACAGGTAGAAAGTCTATACAATAGAATGGACATCCCCACATTCTCATGTCTCTCATAAGCCAGTTCGTACAGTTCGTATAGTTCGTTAGGCATAACACTTATAACAGTTATAACATCCACCTACTCTTCCTACTCCCACTACTCCCACTACTCCCTTACCCTACGCTCAATCCATAGCATCTCATCGTCAGTAACATCACTCAGTTCCTTCACAATAATAGGATGCTCATTAAAACTATCTGTGTACTTCACTAGATCATAAGAACCTACAACATCCTTTAGAATAAACTCACGCAAAGTCCTGATCCTTTCAAAGTGCGTCCTGGTCCACTGTCGTTCTAACATCCATCCAGGGATCATCACTCCCTCTCCCAGCTCACAGTAATCGTACCGGACTGCGCCTTACTATCCTGTGGATTATTCCTAATACCACCTAATGGCTGGAGCTGTCTCTTCAGCTTATCCAGGTTATCCAGTTTAATCCTTCTCCATGTAGCTTCTGCCATTGCTATCTTAGGATCATCAGGTAAGGGCTTATTAATAATATCCCTCATCTGATCCTCAATATGCGCACCCTGTATAGCCCGTGCTTTAGCATAAGCCTCATACGCTTTATCATTATTCTGCACATATGCAGCAACAGTTTTTCTATGAGGTAAATGCGGAGTATTCTCACACATACTGGTTAAGCTTTCCCCATCACATAACCGCTCAATCACTTCAGCAAATATATCCTTGGTAACAATACTGGTTCCTCTAGCTCCCATTACTGTTTCCTTCTATTGGCATAAGCTGACAGTATGGATAAATTCCTTTTCCCGTTATTCCTTGGGTTACCATCTCGATGATCAATATGCTTTCCATCTCCTTTGGATACTCTGCCTGATCGTTCAGCTGCCCTTCTATTCTTATTCCTCAACGCTCGTTCCTGTTTCATCCTGGTAGAGCTATGATACTTTTGATATTCACTCATAATTATTCCATAAAAAGACCGGTATCTGGTGACGAACCAAACACCGGCCAAGTTGGAGTACAATACGATGCAAAATAGGGGATCAGGTTTTACGAACAAAACAGAGCAAATCACCCCTATTATAGTATCAATATCTAGTATTTCAGTTCATTGAGTCAATACTAAATGTTGCGCTTTACGCATTTAGTGTGACCTTAAAAGTCATAGAACCATAGGTTTCTTCTGAGTAATGGTATAATGCAGCCTAATAAGAGCATCCATATAGTTCCTTTTTACTGTCCGTCTATCCTGATGATAAGTTCTTGCCAGGACACTCCACTTCGGACCACGCTGTCTAAACGCACCAGAATGCGCTACAGCCCACAATAGTCTTCGATCAGTGTCTGAACACTTTTCTAAGAGAAGGTCTATCGTATGCTCGTATTTGGTGATCTGGAGCGTTGTTGCCCTTGGTAAGCTAGGAACATAGACCACAGTACCATAACTTAACCATTCGGTTTGATACTCAGGCCATGATGCTAGTTTCTGCTTTCGTATTGCCGGCGGAAGTCTGCGTTCTGTTTCAGCAGCTTCCATAATCATCAGATCGAGTTCTTCAACATTACTTGCGAAAATTAAACTGTCTTTCCAACTGTTTTAAGAATGTCTCTTTAGCCTTTCCTTCCAGGCTTTGAACATGAGCAATAATCTTTAGAAATTCTGATCTGGATAACTTCTTTTCAGCAATTCTCATTATTTTCTGAGATAAGTATTCGACCTTATTATCATAATTAGGATCATTATAATGATCTATAGCATTCTTATAATTTAAGTTAGTATACTTAGCAGCTTTAGAAATCACTTTTTGGAGGTGATTTCTAAGCTGCTGATAATTATTCTTATTATTATTCTTATTGGGATTATTATAATTAGTGCCATCATCCATTTTACCTTGTCAACCCCCTAAATGCCTTATTACGAAATTAGCGTGACTTTCAAAGTCACAGATTATGTTATTATTCACCATCAAAAGCTCTCCCTAATCGCTATGCCAATACGCTGTGCAATCTGTGGAACAATGGCATTTCCTAGAGCTTTAAGCCTATGTGTTCTGTCTTTCTGACCACTTGCTACCCTTGGTATGTCTAAAGGCTCGTCCAGCCACGCGGATAACCCATCAGCCACTCGACCCATTCGCTGTTGAGCTGCTTGCTTTCCTTTTGTTGGTTGTTGGTCGGCAACATCCCCATTAGTTTCCTTGCTTCTGGCGTGTGACAAGCTACTGCGTCCTGTAGGGTCACTTGATGCCCATTCTGATTTCTCCTGGCTCCCCGTGGACTTGCGTCTGGTGTCGGCCACATCTGCACCTGGGCATGAAGATTGTGATGCAGTGCTGCTTTCAATCCCTTCCTTTTGATTAATGTTTCCAAGTTTTCCTTTCCTGTCACCCTGGGCGTTGCCCACATCATCATGGTTTTCTCGTCCACTTGTTCCCTCAAATTGCTTGGTCTTGATCTCCCCTTTCTGTGACCCTTCTGCATCTTCTCCGTTGCTTCCTCTGATCTCGGTGGTAGATGATCCATTGTCGTTGGCGTTGCCCAGGTTTTTTGCGATAATCCAGAGTCGATCACGCCTGTGCGGTGCGCCAACCGCTTCAGCTGGCAATATATATACCCGTGTTTGGTACTGCGAACCTTGTAAATCATGCAAAACTTCATCAAGGCCGAGGGAAATGTGGCCAGCAACGTTCTCGAAAACGCATACATCAAATCGTTCTTGTTGAATAATTCTAAGTATCCACGGCCAGATATGGCGAGGGTCTTCTGTGCCTCTTTTTTGTCCGGCAACACTGAAGGGCTGACAGGGGTATCCGGCTGTGAGGATACGTTTTCTTCCGTTTGATCTGGGAATAAAGGCATTTGTGTCATCTGCTAGTTCCTTAACATCATTACAAATTGGTACGTTAGGCCAGTGCTTCTTCAAGACCTTCTGACAGTATTCATCGATCTCGCAGAACAGTACGGGTTCGCTCAGTTTTGCCCATTGAAAACCAAGACTAAACCCACCAATGCCGGAACATAAATCAACGTGTTCCCAAAGATCTGTCATTGCAGTTCTTCCGGTCTTGATGGTGGAATAGCACTGTAATGGGCATGTCTTTCATAATGCTCATACCAAAAAGAAAAGCTCTCATCATGCGGTGTGCATGGGATATGAATGTTATGATGGGTGAACTGAAGCAGCTGCTTAACCACTTCAATGCATTGTTCTGGGTTTGGAAACTCTAAAAGAAGAACAGCTAGTTGGATTTCATGCTGCGCTTTCCCGTCTTTTGATTAAGTTTACTTTGTTTCATTTTCCTAAGATCCCCACCCAGGGTTTCTTCAGCAAAGACAATGCCCTTCACATAGGGATGGTTTTGCAGCGGAACAATGTCCTTAATGGTTTCATAGATCTCGCCTATTGACCGTGCTACAAAGCAGTACACGCCCGTATCCAGCAGCATTTGATGGATGGTTCTCTGTCTAGGTGTTGGGTAGTTCCCAGGCTGTTTTAACTCAATAAAGATAGGCTTGACCCCTGGAATAAATAACTCTAGGTCCGGCCACCCTGATTTAAACCCTAATCCCTTTTGTTTGACATAGTACTGGACCTTATTGTTTGATCCCTCGTTTGGACTATGATGAAAGATTGAATTGGGCGGTAAAGCATAATTCAACCACTTTACCACGTTCTTTTGTAAGTCAGCTTCTGATGTATACATTAATGCATTCTTTTCAAATAAAAGTCATTGGGCGTAACAGCTCCATGCGTAGCCCGTACAATAACATCCATGTACTTTCCTGGTATTTGTCTTTCCGGATCATCAAATGGCTTGCACCATCTGTGGACCATCTTGGTATGATTGACCCCTAGCATTCTGGCTAGCTGGCCGTATGTCATATTCTTGGATAATCTAAATTCTTCGAGTGTCATGGTCACCTGATGATAAGTTGTCTTTTGAAGTCAGGACTGGCGTGTGAAATAAAACGAACCCTGGTTGAAAGGGAACCAGCCCTGACAGGTCATTAGAGATTTTATGTCGGCTTGGAAAACACCCTTCAGACCATAAAATAATTCTATTTGACTTCCAAAGACAAATCAAGTCTAATGCTTTATTACGAACAAAAAAGCAAAAAACAGCTTACTATCGACCAGACACGACATTGAGGTTAACCCGAAAGGAGCATGGACGATGCTTCCAATTACTGCTATGAGTGCGGCTTGCAATAGGAGCAGCAAGCGCATGACTAAGGAAGTAGCCAAACAGTTAAAGAAATTTGTTGAGCAAAGTATTTACGATAGAGAAACCATAAGATCCGCTGTAGGCGTTGATCGCAGTACCATGAGCCGGCATCTTAATGGCAAGCTATCCTTAACCTATAATAAAATTGAACAGTACAGCCGTGCGCTAGACATTAATGTGCATCAACTCATAGGCGTTAGCCCAATCCGTGTTTTAGGTCAGTGCTGGCAAGAGAAAGACCTGGACTGTGTGGCTATGTATGACATTGATGACCGCCCAACGGTTATTTATCCAACCATTGGTTATGACAAAGATATTGTTTGCATTTTAAAAAAAGAGGATAGTTTGCGCCCGTGGCTGTCCAATTCAGTTGTTTGTTTTTCAGAAAAGAATATGCGCGAAAAACGTATCCCGGAAAATATGGTGGATACCTATTGCTTTGTTAAATACAGAAAAGAGAATAACCGTACACAATTTAAGTTAGCAATCCCGTATGTCTTACCTCTAAGCCAGGATGGTAAACGAAAGTATTCCCTCGTTTCACCGTCAACGCCAGGACAAATCAAACAAGAAGATCAAGTCGTAGATATTGTCTACGCTTGTCCGATTTTAGATTGGGTTTTAAAGGCAAAAACTAAAGACTGGAAAGTAGTGACAGAGGAAAGAGAAACATTATGACTTTATCAAGAGATCAATTAAATCCTTTTTTTTCGGATACAGAACAACAGGATAGTAACAATAAAAATTATAAAAAAAGAGCAAGCAACCCCAGAGACTATGGTGGTGCTTTTAGTACAAGCTGGCCTAACCCACCGACTGCTAGCCCAACCACTAACCTTGCGAAACTTACCCGCCTCATTGCAGAACGGGAACTAATTGTCTACCAACGGGTCGGGATGAGGTCCACGATCCGAAACCAATTCCAAGAAATCACAACCTACTTTAATGGCACGACAAACAAAGCTGCCTTTGCCTGTTACTTCTATGCTAATTTTTACGATGGGAAGACCACCACTTCTGGTCGTGCTGCGCATCGTCTAGGGATCAATAGAAGCAGTGTCTATTCTATCATTACTCATTGCCTTAAAAAGGAATGGGCGATTGAAAGCAGCAAGGCAAAATATCACGCTAGTCCTTTTTTCGTTAGTGCCTGGCATAATTATGTTGAGCAAGAAATTAAAAGGCACACAGAACTATTCCGCATTTCCAACGCCCTGGCAGAAGCCTATCTAACCGAAAAATCTGGGGTGCTACCCATCAAGTAGCCCATCAGTTTCACTTTTTGTGTGGCGTAATACGCCACATTTTTATTTTAAACGATTTATTTTTTCTTTATAGTCCTCATAACGAAACATTTGTTGTGAGGACTTTTCATTTGCGACCAGTTGATATTCATTTTAGATGGCACTCAAATCCAGCATCCAAACCACTTTGGAAAACATTCTTTGATAAGTGTCATGTACGCCCCAAAGTAAATACGGCCTGGGAAGTTATTAAAAGTCCTGATGCTACGGAAGCTCAAAAGGCAGATGCCTGGGAAGTTGTCCGAAAACTGGACCAAAACCACAACCAATCCAATTCTGCGGTGATGCAAGGCGGGAAATCTGTGCAGCACGGATGTGATCAGCACTTCCTTGAAAATTGCCCCTCTCAGGAGTCCATACAGGCATCGAAAAAAGACTTTATAACCTACGAGTCCAGAAAGTGGGATAATGGCTTAGACAAGCTTAAAACGGCACTGGTGGCATCCGAAATAGAACAGGTCACTGAACAGGCTATATTAGGGTTAACAGAGGTATTTAGGGGAGAAAACAGGGTTATTGGTGAAAAAGAGTACCTGGAAAATGTCAAAGGTCTGGGTTTAAAATATTTTACCATTCCCGACTATTGTCACCGGATAGATTTGAAAACAAAATGGTCTACCCCAGCGGATACCAAGTCTGGGAAAAAAGCTGCAAGTCTACCTAAAAAATTATCTGGGATGTATGACATGCGGAATGTGTATCAGGCAGCGGGATTTAAAATGTGTACTGGCAGAGATCCCGTTTTGGTTTATGCGAATGCAAAAGAGTTTAGAATATTCGACAAGCATTCCTGTGATGAACTGCAACCGGATTTTCTTGATGATGTAATCGAGGACATAAAAAAGAAACTTAAAGCCATTGAGATAAAAATCCATTTAGCCCCTAACCTAATGACCCTCTACTGTTTGGAACCACCGGATCTTAAAAGCCTGGCTTTCCCAGAACCGCCAGGAGTGATTGAGGAAATAGAAACAATCCTGGGTCAAATTAATTATTCCAAAACATTAACCCCTAGCTTTGAAAAGGTTCAAGATGAATATGTCAAACATTCCAGTTGATTATCAAGCAGTTCACAAAGACCCGACAGACACAGAGCTTGCTGCTTATAAGAAGGTTACCAAGAGCCAGCTTAGACGGGATGTTTTGTTTCATATCTTTATGCAACGGCATACCCCAAGTGTGGGAGCCACCGGCAGTGAACTCGCAAACTTGATTGGCAAAAGTATTCTATCCGTACGGCCACGGCTCACAGAACTGGAAGCCTACGGCTATATTCAAAAATCAGACAAGCGCAGACCTAACGCTTCAAATTGTTCGGAAATAGTTTTTTGTATTTCAGCACTAGGGATTGTCAGCATGAATAAGATTTTAGAGGAAGAAAAGAATGACCAATAAAATAGCAGAAGCCATTATAGAAGCTGATGAACTTACCAAAACATCTGGGGTCCAGGTTAAAGGCGGGAAGAATTATCTGCAAGTTAAAGACAGGGTTTCCATCTTTCGTAAGAAGTTTGGTTTGGATTACGGGATTGATACAAACATTGTAGTCGATGATGGGCAGCGCATTGTTATTAAGGCTATTGTGACTGACCGTGATGGTCGATTGATAGGCTCCGGCTATGCAGAAGAAATCAGGGGTAGAGGTGTCAACCTTACGTCTGCAATCGAAAACTGCGAAACTTCTAGCATTGGCCGTGCATTGAGTAGCCTATCTTTGCATGGTGGTGAGTACGCATCAGCAAATGAAATAGAAGCTGTAGGACGTAAAGAAGAAGCGATTAAACAGCAAACTGATGAT